ATGCCGGAGCTCACCCTCGACCAATGGGCGGCGATCCGCGTCGCCTATGAGACGACGGCGGTGCCGCTGCGCGAGCTCGCCGCCAGCCATGGCGTCAGCCATGTCTCGGTGGCCAAGCGGGCGGAGCGGCAGGGATGGCTGCGGCCGGGCGAGGCGCCGCCGCTGCCGGACGGCGCGGCCGAGGAAAAGCTGGTGGCGCGGCTCTATCGCACCTTCGAACGGCAGATCGGCGAGCTGGAACTGCGCTTCGCCGGCGCCGAGGGCGGCGTCGACGAGAAGGATGCGCGGACGCTATCCGTGCTCGCCCGCACGCTGGAGACGCTGGCGAAGCTGAGGGGAGGCGCGGAAGCGGATGGCGAGGACGTTGGCGGCGGCGTCGACATCGATTCTCTCCGGGCGCGCCTTCAGGCACGCCTGGAACAGCTCGACGCGGCGGGGGATGCGGCCGGCGCGACTGCTGGCGGAACTGCGGCCGGATGAGGTCGAGGCGTTCCAGCAGGATTGGGATTTCTGGGCCCGCGACGACCAGTTTCCGCCCGAGGGCGACTGGCTCACCTGGCTGATGATTGGCGGTCGCGGCGCCGGCAAGACGCGCGCCGGCGCGGAATGGATCCGTGGCCTCGCCGCCGGCCGCCCGGGTTTTGCGAAATCACCGGTCGGGCATATCGCCCTGATCGGCGAGACGCTGGCCGATGTTCGCGACGTGATGATCGAGGGCGTTTCGGGGCTGCTGGCCGTGCATTCGCGCCGCGAGCGGCCGAACTGGCAGCCGTCGCGGCGTCGGCTCGAATGGCCGAACGGCGCTGTGGCGCTCTGCTTTTCGTCGGAGGATCCCGAAAGCCTGCGAGGGCCGCAATTCGAGGCGGCCTGGGCGGACGAACTGGGCAAGTGGCGCTATCCGGAGGCCTGCTGGGACATGCTGCAATTCGGCCTCAGGCTCGGCGACATGCCGCGCCAGCTGGTGACGACGACGCCGCGCCCGATCCCGCTCTTGAAGCGGCTGCTTTCGGCCGAGCGCAGCGTGATCACCCGCGCCGGCACGTCCGCCAACCTCGCCAATCTGGCGCCGGGTTTCCTGGAGCGCGTCGTCGGACGCTATCGCGGTACGCGGCTCGGTCGGCAGGAGATTGACGGCGAGTGGATCGAGGATCGCGCCGATGCGCTCTGGAGCCGCGACGACATCGAGAGCGCGCGCGTCGACAAGGCGCCGGAACTCGTCCGCATCGCGGTTGCCGTCGATCCGCCCGCCTCGCGCCGCAAGGGAGCGGATGCCTGCGGCATCGTCGCCTGCGGCCTGGCGGCGGACGGCGTCGCCTATGTGCTGGCCGATCGGAGCCTCGCCGAGGTGAAGCCGGCCGCCTGGGCCGCCGCCGCGATCGGGCTCTATCGGGCGCTCGACGCCGACATGCTGGTCGCCGAGGTCAACCAGGGCGGTGACATGGTGGCGAGCGTCCTGAACGAGGTCGATCCGGCCGTGCCGGTAACGTCGGTTCGCGCCACTCGCGGCAAATATCTGCGCGCCGAGCCGGTCGCGGCGCTCTATGCGCAGGGACGGGTGCGCCATGCGGGAACCTTCCCGGCGCTGGAGGACGAAATGGCGGATTTCGGCCCGGAAGGGCTCGCCAATGGCCGCTCGCCGGATCGGCTCGACGCGCTGGTCTGGGCGCTGACGGCGCTGATGCTGCGCGCGCCGGGCGAGCCGAGAATCCGGACAATGTGACAAGGAGGCGGCTCCCGGCGTCGAAACCCGGTTGTCTTGCGAGGCGAATCTCCGGATGCATCGAACTGGAGTGGAGCGGACGCCGGCGATCGGGATGTCCGGCGGATGGAATGGGGGCTGTCGATGCAACTTTCGGTGCCGATGCTGTTTGTCTTGTTCACGGCCCTCGGCCTCGTGTTCTACCTGGTCGGCCGGGTGGCGCTCTACGGCCTTTCGAGGCATGCCGAATACGACGCGCTTTCGATCCCGCAGCCGGCATTCCTCGGCACCATCGCGACAGCCTGGGCGCTTTCGCTCGGCTTCATCGCCGCCGATATCTGGACGGTCAATTCAAGGGCGGACCAGGCGACGAGCATGGAACGCTCGGCGATCATCCATCTGCTGCGCAGCACCGAGGCGGATGTCCTCGATGCGCCGAACCTCGCCACGGCGATCGGTGCCTACCGCAAGCATGTGGCGACGAAGGAATGGCTTAGGGACAACAATGTGGGGCCGGACCGGGAGGTCGAGGCGGCGCTACATGATATCAGCGGCGAGATCGCACGACTGGCGCGTGCCAATGCCCCGTCGCAGCTGGTGTCGCAGCTTGTGCATGATTTCAACGATCTGCAGGAGGCGCGGAACCTGCGCCTCGCCGTCGGCAACACCTCGATCGACTATTACAAATGGTATCTGGTGATCTTCCTGACGTTGCTGACTGCGATCACCATCGCCTCGACCCATGCCGACCGCATCCGCGCCGGCCGGCGGGCCTTGGCGATCTACGCGATCACGGCTTCGATCAGCCTGTGGATCCTTGCCATCCACGCCAATCCCTATGTCGGGATCGAGGCCCTGCATCCGTCGCTGCTGTTCAACAGCCAGAAGCACGCCGACATGGCGCTCGACGGTCCGTAGCCGCCGCGCTACCCCGATCCGTTCAATTCAGGCACCCTCAAGCACCACCACGGCCGGGGTGGCCGGCGGCGGGCTTGCGATCTGTCGGGCGACGACCACCTGGTTGCGGCCGGCACGCTTCGCCTCGTAGAGCGCGCGATCGGCATCCGCGAGGATGCGATCGATGCTGCCGGCCTGTGCCGTGCCGGCCGAGACATCCGACACGGCCAGCCCCGCGCTGACCGTGCAGGTCAGCCGTTCCTCGGTATTCACCAGCGTCAGGAAGCGGGCGCGCACCGCCTCGGCATGGCGCAGGGCGATTTCGGTCGTCGCGTCGCGAAGGATGAGCGCGAATTCCTCGCCGCCGATCCGGGCGGCCGAAGCGCCGTCCGGGAGGTCTTGCTTCAGGGCGCGCGCGAAGAGCGCGATGACGCGGTCGCCCATGGCATGCCCATGCGTGTCGTTGATCGACTTGAACTCGTCGATATCGAAGAGGATGGCGATGCTGGCGGGGGGCAGCGGGCCCGCATGCGCCTCGAACAGGGCGCGTCGGTTCATCAACCCGGTAAGGGAATCGGTCAGCGCCTCGCGCCGATGGGCCTGGACGGTGCGGATCTGGCTCAACGCCATCGTCAGGGCGCCGATGGCCGGAATCGCTCCGATCACCAGCATGATCGACAGATCCTGGGCCCAGTTTCTGGGCGGGCCCTGTACCACGATGCCGTCATTGAGCAGAACCAGCGCTGCCCGCGGCAGGAACGACAGGCCGACCATGAAATAGAGGGCGGCGATGGCGATCGTCGTCATCGGAGCCTGCTCGCGCGCCATCCAGTACTCGAACGCCACCATCGCCAGCAGAACGGCCGAGGTCAGGAAGCCGATCGCATAGGTGATGCCATTATGGCCGGCGAGGAGCGGCAATAGCGTCGGGATGATCGTTGCGAGGCTCGCCACGCCGATCTGTCGCCAGGGCGAGGTTCCTCGCCGGAACTGGGCCGCGCTGCCATAGAGATGGGCATTGCCGGCCAGAAGCAGCGTGAAGGCGGCGGCGAGCGGGGGCGAAGACGGGCGGGCGCTGTCGAGGGCCGAGAAGCCTACACTGACGGCGATCAGCAAGGCGCCGATGCCGCTGGGCAGCAGAAAGCCGTCCTTGCGGGATGTCCGCCAGGCCGCGAACAGGATGGCGGACAGGAAGGCAGCGGAAAAGCCGATGGCGATAAGGAGCGAGGCGAAATCGAGCACCAGATAGTCCTCTCAGGCGGGAACACCCAATGGGCCCCAGCGCCTTGGCGCGGACCCGACCAAGCCCTGGTTCGGGCCTCGCCTTCCAAAACCTGCGTGCATGATCCCGTTGTCCGCCGTTAACGCATGGAGAGGCGCGCCAGCGTCAACAGGTTGCCCCGCAGTAAATGGCAGCGGAGAGGTTGCAAGACAAGACTTTTCGCTGCCCGGGCCGCATGCGGAAACGGGCCGGAGCGAATGATTTTTCCGCTTCGCCATGGCCCGCAGACAAGCTTTCGGATCGGAGACGCCATGAAACCGAACCTTCTTGCCCGCCTGTTCGGCGGGCGTGCCGCCGTGCCCGAGGCGAAAGCCTCCCGGGCCGGGCCGCTGATCGCCCTGCAGGGACACGGCCGTCCGGTCTGGACGTCCCGCGACCTCGCCTCGCTCGCCCGCGAAGGCTTCATGAAAAACGCCATCGTCTATCGCGCCGTGACGATGATCGCCGAGGCCGCCGCCTCGGTGCCGCTGCTCGCCTATGAAGGCGAGGCCGAGCGGCCGGATCATCCGCTGCTGGCGCTCTTGGCGCATCCGAACGCACGCCAGTCCGGCGCCGCCTGGTTCGAGGCGCTCTACGGCAATTGGCTCGTTTCCGGCAATGCCTATGCCGAGCTGGTCAAGCTTGGCGGGCTGCCGGCCGAACTGCATGCGCTGCGGCCGGACCGGATGAAGGTGGTGGCGGGGCCGGATGGCTGGCCCGAAGCCTATGAGTATTCCGTCGCCGGCCGGTCGGTGCGCTTTCCGGTCGAGGACGGCCAGTCGCCGATCCTGCATCTTCGAACCTATCATCCGCTCGACGACCACTACGGCTTCGCGCCGCTGGAGGCGGCGGCGGTGGCGCTCGACCTGCACAATGCCGCCGGTGCCTGGAACAAGGCCCTGCTCGACAATGCGGCGCGGCCCTCCGGCGCGCTGGTCTATCGCGGCGAGGGGGGCGCCAATCTCAGCCAGGACCAGTTTGAGCGCCTGAAGCGCGAACTGGAGGCGAACTATACCGGCGCCGTCAATGCCGGCCGGCCGCTTCTGCTCGAGGGCGGACTGGACTGGACCTCGATGGCGCTCACCCCGCGCGACATGGATTTCATGGAGGCGAAGCACGGCGCGGCGCGCGAGATCGCGCTCGCCTTCGGCGTGCCGCCCATGCTGCTGGGCATTCCGGGCGACAACACCTATGCGAACTATGCCGAGGCCAACCGCGTCTTCTGGCGCCAGACCGTCCTGCCGCTGGTCGGCCGCACGGCCGAGGCGCTGGCGGCGTGGCTGGCGCCGCACTATCCGGGCGGCGGGCTGCGGCTCGGCTTTGACACCGATGCTGTGGAAGCGCTTTCGGTCGAGCGCGCCGCGCTCTGGAGCCGGGTCGGCGCCGCGGATTTCCTGACGCGCGACGAGAAGCGGCAGGCGGTTGGGTATGGGGTGGAGGGGCGGGCTCTGGAAGAAGGAGAAGAGGGGTGGACGACTTGACCCGCATCTTCGCCAGCCGCGGCGACCTCGCGCATCTTGCACTGTTCCTCTGGGCTTCCGGCGCCAGCGCGCTGCTGGTCTGGGCGCTCCGGGAACTCGCCAGCTCCAACCGCCGCTTCAACGACTTCGTCGCCGAGATCGCCCGGCTGAATCGGTTCTTCAACGACCGGCGGTAAGGGATTCTGGCGACAGATGTTTTCGGGTCTTCACGCCGCAAGTCGGGAGACTGTCCACCGTCATCCTCGCGAAGGCGAGGATCCATCCAGCCGGGTTACAGGGAAGCTCGCACTTCCCGCGCTTCGGCTGAATGGATCCCGGATCTCCGCTTCGCTGCGTCCGGGATGACGGCGAGGGTGGGCTCGGGGCAACATCAACGGAGAACATGCCGACATGACAGTCCTCCTCAACCGCATGCTGCGGCGCCTCGCGCCGGACCACCGCCAGGTGTTTCGCGATTTCGTCGGCGCGCTGGAGCGGCTGATCGGCCGGCCGTGAAACTGTGAGCGCGCCAGCCGTAACGGTTTGACGACATGCCGCTCTCATCCTTCTCAGGAGGCCCGGATCGGCCGTCGCGAAGGAGGCAAGGCGACTGGCTGCGCGATGCACCACCGGCGCCCGGCACGAAGGCGATGTCGCCGGCCGCCTGAATCACCCTGTCAGCCGCCCGCCCCAACCCCTTGATCCGACTCCTCCCTTTTCCGCGGCGCTCGCCGCGAAGGAGACCGCATGGCCATCCCGCAGACGCCCGCCCTCGAGACCAAGTTCGCCGCCGCGGACCTTTCCGGCATCGACGGCGAAGGGGTCTTTTCCGGCTATGCCAGCCTGTTCGGCTCGGCCGATCTCTCTGGCGATCTCGTCATGCCGGGCGCCTTTCGCCGCTCGCTGGCGACCCGAAGCGCCGGCGGAATCCGCATGCTCTACCAGCACGATCCGGCCGAACCGATCGGTGTCTGGATGGAGATCCGCGAGGACCCGCGCGGCCTGTTCGTCAGGGGGCGTCTCATGCCCGACGTGGCGCGGGGCCGCGAAGTGGCGAGCCTTATGCGGGCCGGCGCGCTCGACGGGCTCTCGATCGGCTTCAAGACCGTCAAGGCCCGTGCCGACCGCACGGCTGGTATCCGCCGGCTGGTGGAGATCGACCTCTGGGAGATCTCGGTCGTCACCTTTCCGATGCAGCCCGACGCCCGCGTCTCGACCGTGAAGACCACCGGCCTGGCGGCGCGGATGCGCCGGGCCGCCCGATCCCTCCACCCGACCCGCCTTCCTCTCCACCCGACCGGCCTTCCTCTTCACCCGACAAGGACAACGCGATGACAGAGACCCTCTCCGCCGCCCCCGAGGCGAAATCCGCCGAGAGCGGCGACGTTTCCGCCGCCTTCGACGATTTCATGCGCGCCTTCGAGGCGTTCAAGGACACGAATGACGAGCGGCTGACCGAGATCGAGACCAAGCTCACGGCCGATGTTGTCACCACCGACAAGCTCGACCGCATCAACAAGGCGCTGGACGAGCTGACGCTGAAGGGCCGCCGGCCGCCGCTCTCGGCCGAGCGCGGGCCGGCGCGACCTTCCGAGCACAAGCAGGCTTTCGAAAGCTATGTGCGCGGCGGCGACGAGGACGGCTTCCGCCGGCTGGAGCAAAAGGCGCTCTCGGCTGGTTCGAACGCCGATGGCGGCTATCTTGTGCCGATCGAAACGGAGACGGAGATCGGCAAGCGCCTCGCCGCCATCTCGCCGATCCGCGCCATCGCCGATGTTCGCCAGGTCTCGTCGGGCACCTATCGCAAGCCGTTCATGACCGCCGGTCCGGCGGTCGGCTGGGCCGGCGAGACCGATGCGCGCCCGCAGACCGCCTCGCCCACCATCGCTGCGCTCGATTTCCCGGCGATGGAGCTCTACGCCATGCCGGCGGCGACGGCGGGGCTGCTCGACGACTCGGCCGTCAACATCGATGACTGGATCGCCGCCGAGGTGGAGGGCGCCTTCGCGGCGCAGGAGGGTACCGCCTTCGTCTCCGGCGACGGCAGCAACAAGCCGAAGGGCTTCCTCGCCTATACGACCGCCGCCGAGGCGAGCTGGGTCTGGGGCAAGCTCGGTTATGTCGTGACGGGCGCCTCCGGCGGGCTTCCCTCCAGCAATCCGTCCGACGTGCTGGTCGACCTGATCTACACGCTGAAGGCCGGCTATCGCGCCAATGCCCGCTTCGTCCTGAACCGCCGCACCCAGGCCTCGATCCGCAAGCTGAAGGACGCCGACGGCCATTATCTCTGGCAGCCGGCGGCGGTGGCGGGCGGCGAGGCGTCGCTGCTGGGCTTCCCGGTCACCGAGGCCGAGGACATGCCCGACATCGGCGCCAATTCGCTGTCGCTCGCCTTCGGCGATTTTCGCCGCGGTTACTTGGTCGTCGACCGCCTCGGCGTCCGCGTGTTGCGCGATCCCTATTCGGCGAAACCCTACGTCCTCTTCTACACCACGAAGCGTGTCGGCGGCGGCGTCCAGGACTTTGACGCGATCAAGCTGCTGAAGTTCGGCACGAGCTAGGGGCAAGACCCGACCGCTCCCATAGAGCGCTTTCACATCCTCCGCCCCTCCGCCGTCATCCTCGCGAAAGCAAGGATCCATGCAGCTGGGTTGTCGGACGGCTCGCACCTCCCGACGCCTCGGCTGCATGGATCCCGGGTCTTCGCCCGGGACGACGCCGAGCGTTGGCCTCTCCCGACCCCTCCCCACAAGGGGGAGGGAACCCATTCCTTCGGCCGGCCCCGGTTCCCTCCCGCCGGGGCTGGCCGGGAGCGGCGTCTGGCTCCCCGCCGGCGCCGCTCCATCCCAATTCTCATCCTCATCCAGGAGCCATCATGACCGCAGCGCTCGTTTCCGGGCCGGCGACCGAGCCGGTGTCGCTCGCCGACGTCAAGGCGCATCTGCGCGTCGACGGCACGGCGGAGGACGATCTGATCGCCGCCGCGATCGTGGCGGCGCGCACCCACGTCGAGAGCGAGACGAGGCGTCAGCTGATCGCGCAATCCTGGCGTATCTATCTCGACGAATGGCCGTCCGGCCGCGCCATCGAGTTGCCCCTCGCGCCGCTGATCTCGGTCGAAAGCGTCACGCTCTACGACGTCGTCGGCGCGGCGCATGTCCTCGACCCGGCGGACTATCGCGTCGACGCCGCTCGCCTGCCGCCGCGCATCGTGGCCAAGCTGAAGCCGGCCGTCGCGCTCTACGACAATGGCATCGAGATCGACATCACCGCCGGCTATGGCGTGACCAGCCTCGCGGTGCCGGCGCCACTCCGACAGGCGATCCTGATGCTCGTCGCGCATTGGTACGAGCATCGCGGCGCCGTCGGCTTCGACCAGGCCGGCGACGTCGCGCCGCTTGGCTTCGAGGCGCTGGTCGCGCCCTATCGGGTGCGTTTGCTGTGACTGGCTTCGACCCCGGCCAGCTGTCGAGCCGCATCGTCCTCGAGCGGCCCGTCCGCACGGCGGACGGCGCCGGCGGTGCGACCGTCACCTGGGAGGCCGTCGCCACGCTCTGGGCCGCGATCGAGTCGGTCGCGGCCGGTGAGAGCTTGGCCGCCGACCGGCTTTCGACCCGGGTCACGCACCGGATCCGGATCCGCTTCCGCGCCGATATCGAGGGCGGCCTGCGGATCGTCTATCGCGGTCGTATCCTGCGCATCGCCGCCTGGCGCGACCCGGACGATCAGCGACGCTTCCTTGTTCTCGATGCGGCGGAGGAGCGGGCATGAACGCGCGGGCGCTGACCGGATCGGCGCTCGCCGCCGCCTTGCGGAAGGCGGTAGCGCCGGCCGTTTCCGAGGCGTTGCAGCGCAATGCTGAAAGGCTGAGGCAAGTGCTCGCGGATGCCCGGGCGGAGCGCGATCTGCCCTCTTCCCCCTTGTGGGGGAGCGTTGGAGAGGGGGGTACCAGCTCCGCGCTGCGAGTTGGACCTCCCGACATCGGCGCCGGTACCCCTCACCCTGACCCTCTCCCACAAGGGGAGAGGGAAACGGAACTCATCCTCGCCGCGCCGCGCGCGGCGGGCAACCTCTCCCTCGACATCACGCTCACCGGCGAAAACCTGTTCGCCCGGGAGTTCGGCGCGCTCGACGCTGCCGCCGATCCCGTTATCGGCCCGGCGATTCACCGCCTGAAGAGGAGATCGCGATGATCGCAGCCCTCGAGCTTCAGGCGGCGCTCGTCGCCCGAGTTCTGACCGATGGCGATCTCGCGGCCCTTGTCGACGGTCGCATCCATGACGGCGCGCCTCGCGCCACGGCGTTTCCGTCCATCACCATTGGCGAGACGGGACAGGCCGACTGGTCGAGCGACAACGAGGCGGGCGGCGAGGTTCGTCTCACCCTGCACGTCTGGTCGCGCGGTGTCGGCAAGCGCAAGGCCTGGACCATAATCGGCCATCTGATGCGCCTGCTGCACGACGCGCCGCTGGTCCTTGAGGCGGGCGCGCTGGTGCTCGTCCGCATCACTTTCGCGGAAGTTCGCCTGGATCCAGACGGCATTACCGAGCACGGCGTCGTGCGGGTCGCCGCGCTGGTCGAGAACTAGGGGCGCCAGCAGCGACCTCCGCTTCAGCATCCGGGACAATCCAGATCGAAAGGAACCACCATGACCGCGCAGAAGGGCAAGGATCTGCTCCTGAAGATCGACACCACCGGATCCGGCGCTTTCGCGACGGTGGCCGGCATGCGGACGCGGCGATTCGCGCTCAACGCCGAGACGGTCGACATCACCGACACGGACTCGGCCGGCCGCTGGCGCGAGCTTTTGGCCGGCGCCGGTGTGCGCCGCGCCAGCGTCTCCGGCTCCGGCATCTTTCGCGATGCCGCGACCGACGCCGCGATCCGCACGCTGTTCTTCGACGGCGCGATCCGGGATTTCCAGCTGATCGTGCCGGATTTCGGCACGCTCGCCGGACCGTTCCAGCTGACCGCGCTCGACTATGCCGGCGAGCATGACGGCGCCGTCACCTACGAGATCGCGCTGGAATCGGCCGGCCTCGTCAGCTTCACGGCGGCTTCGTGATGGCGAACCGGCATCGCGGCGAGATCGAGGCCGTGCTCGACGGAAAGCCGCATGTGCTCTGCCTGACGCTCGGCGCGCTGGCGGAGCTGGAGACGGCGTTCGGAGCGGAGGACCTTTCTGCGCTCGCCGCCCGCTTCGGCGAGGGCAGGCTTTCGGCGCGCGATGCGATCCGCATCCTCGGCGCGGGCCTGCGCGGTGCGGGGGCTGTGATCGACGACCATCAGGTCGCCGCCATGCGCGCCGAGCACGGCGCGGCCGGCTTCGCGGGAATCGTCTCCGAGCTTCTCGGCGCGACCTTCGGCGGGGGTGGGGGGTGAGAGCCTTGCTTCCCTCAGGCGGCGAGGTGCCGCCCTTTCCCTGGCGCGAGGCGATGGCGATCGGCTTTGGGGTGCTGAAGCTCTCGAGCCGCGAATTCTGGGCGCTGACGCCGCGCGAGCTCGCCGCCGCGATCGTGGGCCTGACCGGCAGGACTTCAGCGCCGATGGACCGCGCCGCTTTCGAGGATCTTGCGCGGCGCTATCCGGACCTTGAATCCTCCCCTTGAGGGAGGGTTCGAACGGAGCGGGTGGGCCCAGGGAATAAGGAGCCATTTGCATGACCGCACCGATCGACGAACTGTCCGTCCGCATCACCGCCGACACCTCCGCCTTCACCGCCTCGCTGGATGGCCTGGCCAAGCAGGCGGACGGCCTTTCCGGCACGATCAGCCGGGCGTTTCGCGACGCCGTCGTCGGCGGCAAGGAATTCGACGACATCCTGAAGGGCCTGGCGCTGCGCTTCTCGACCATGGCGCTGAACGCGGCGCTGAAGCCGATCGAAAGCGGGATCGGCGGCCTGCTGTCGGGGCTCGTCGGTTCGCTCGGCGGGCTGGGCGGCGTCAAGCCGTTCGCCAAGGGCGGCGTCGTCGCCAGCCCGACCTATTTTCCCTTGTCCGGCGGGCTCGGCTTGATGGGCGAGGCGGGAGCGGAAGCCGTCATGCCGCTTGCGCGCGGACCCGACGGCAGGCTCGGCGTTTCGGGCGCTGGCGGCGCGCCGGTTACCGTCAACATCGCCATCCAGACGCCGGATGCCGCCTCGTTCCGCAAATCCGAGGCGCATGTTGCCGCGACGCTCGCCCGCGCCGTCGGGCGCGGCAGAAGGGGGCTTTGATGCCGCTGATCCCCGCTTTTCACGAGGTCCGCTTCCCCACCAACATCGCCTTCGGTTCCTCCGGCGGGCCGGAGCGGCGCACCGAGGTGGTGACGCTCGGCTCGGGCGGCGAGCGGCGCAATGCCCGCTGGGCGGAATCGCGCCGCCGCTACGACGCCGGCTATGGCGTCCGCTCGCTCGCCGACCTGCACGAGGTGATCGCGTTCTTCGAGGAGCGGCGCGGCAAGCTGTTCGGCTTCCGCTGGCGCGACCGCGCCGACGACGCCTCCGCCCCGCCGGGCACCGAGCCGGGCGCGACCGACCAGCGCCTCGGCATCGGCGACGGCGCGACAACGGTGTTTGCATTGAAGAAGACCTATGGCGGCCTGCATGCGCCCTATGAAAGGCCGATCGCCAAGCCGGTCGACGGCACGGTTCTGGTCGCGGTCGACGGGGTCGGGCTGGCGACTGGGGATTTCGCCGTCGACCCTTCGACCGGGCTCGTGACGCTCGCCGAGGCGCCGGCGGAAAGCGCCGTCGTCACCGCCGGCTTCCGCTTCGACGTGCCGGTGCGCTTCGATACCGACCAACTGGTGATCAACCTCGCCGCCTTCGAGGCGGGCGAGATCCCGTCGATCCCGATCGTGGAGATCCGGCCATGAAGGCGATCCCGCCGGCGCTCGCGGCGCATCTCTCCGGCGACGCCTCGACGACATGCCATGCCTGGCGACTGACGCGGAAGGATGGCGTCGTGCTGGGGTTCACCGACCACGACCGCGACCTCGTCTTCGACGGCGTCACCTTCGAGGCGGCGACGGGGCTTGCGGCGAGCGAGGCGAGCGCCGAGACCGGTATGGTGACGGGCGGCATGGAGGTCGCCGGCGCGCTCACCTCCGACCGGCTGTCGGAGGCGGAGCTCGCGGCCGGCGCCTTCGATCACGCCCGGATCGAGACCTTCCTGGTCAACTGGGCCGTGCCCGAAGAACGGCTGCTGCTGCGCGTCGGCCATATCGGCGAGGTGCTGCGGGAGGATGGCGCGTTCCGGGTCGAGATCCGGGGCATCGCGGCCGCGCTCGACGAGCCGCAGGGCCGGGTGTTCCGCGCCGTCTGCGACGCCGACCTCGGCGATATCCGCTGCAAGGTTGATCTCGACGACCCGGCCTACCGCGGCGGTGGCACGGTTGTCGCCGCTTCAGACGGGCGACGCTTCAGCATCGCTGGCCTCGACGGCTTCGCCGCCGGTTGGTTCGAGCGTGGCGTTCTGCAGTGGGCGAATGGCGCCAATGCCGGCCGCCGGGCGGTGGTCAAGGCGGACCGCTCGGGGGCGGACGGGCGACAGATTGAACTCTGGAGCGCGATGACGGCGCCGATCGGGCCGGGCGACGGCTTCATCATCACCGCCGGCTGCGACAAGCGCTTCGGCACTTGTCGAGAGAAATTCGCCAACGCGCTGAATTTTCGTGGCTTTCCGCACATGCCGGGCAATGATTTCGCCCTCGGCTACGCGCGCAACAGCGGCCGCAACAATGGCGGGCGGCTGACTTAGTTTCGTGGCGAATGGCCTGTCGTATGGCAGGGAGGTGGAGGCCCGGCCTTCTTCCTTGAACCTCCCCCTTGAGGGGAGGTCGAAAACGCCCTTCGCGTTTTCGGGAGGGGGTAATCCGCGGAGTTTGCGGCAGATCGGACGAAGAACCCCTCCCCAAAACCGCTTTGCGGTTTTGACCCTCCCTCAAGGCAAGGCTTCAGGAGGATGACGCAGCCGACTCGGCGGCGTCGAGCTCGCGTTCCAGTTCGTCGATCGCGGCGAGGCTGTCGCGGAGGGCGGCGGCCCGCTTGGCGTCGTCCGAGGACGCGCGGCTGATGATCTGCAGCGCCTCGAAGCAGCGCGCCGCCGTATCCGTCGCCGCCGCGCCGACGGCGGGCGTCCACGTCACATGAGATAGCGCGACGTCGATCTCCCGGCTGATCTCGTTCTTGGCTGGCCACGCGGTCTCGCGGGTCAGCCCGCTCAGGAGCTCGCGCAGCGAAGCCATGTTCTCGGTGTGCTGGGGCATTTCTAGTTCCTGAGAGCCGTCCGGGGCCGTCGCGTCCCCTCGTTCAACGCCACGACCGTCGCTGCCTGCGCAGCCGGCGGACCGTCGCAGATTCGGACATGGATCGAAATGGCAGAACCGCTTTCCCGTGAGGCGATCGTCGAGGTGGCGGTGGCCTGGCTCGGCACGCCCTATCGGCATCAGGCCTCGCTCCAGGGCGTCGGAGCCGATTGTCTCGGGCTGGTGCGCGGCGTCTGGCGCGCGGTCTATGGCGAAGAGCCCGAAGAAATGCCGGCCTATACGGCCGACTGGGCCGAGGCGCGCGGCGTCGAGACGCTGGCCGAGGCCGCCGCCCGCCACATGCCTGCCATCCCGGTCGACGCCGCTACGACAGGCGACCTGTTGCTCTTCCGCTGGCGCGTTGGCCTACCCGCCAAGCACGCGGCGATCCTCGTCGCGCCGGATCGCTTCCTGCATGCCCATGACGGGGCTTCCGTCGCAACCGCCGCCTTCTCGCCCTGGTGGCGGCGGCGCGCCGCCTTTGCCTTCCGCTTTCCCGGAGTGACCGACTGATGGCGACCCTCGTCCTGCAGGCGGCCGGCGCCGCCATTGGCGGCCTGTTCGGTCCGATTGGTGCGATCGTCGGCGGCGCGGTCGGCGCCATGGCCGGCTATGCCGTCGACCAAACCCTATTCGGCCGGGATATCGAGGGGCCGCGCCTCGGCGATCTCTCCGTCCAGCGTTCGGAGGAGGGCACGCCGATCCCGCGCGTCTATGGTCGCTCCCGCCTCGCCGGCCAGGTCATCTGGGCGACGCATTTCCAGGAGGTGAAGGAGGAGGAGGGCGGCAAGGGCGGCCCGACCGTTACCACCTATTCCTATTTCGCCAATTTCGCCGTCGGGATCTGCGAGGGGCCGATCGCCCGCATCGGTCGCGTCTGGGCCGACGGCAATCTGATCAACCTCGCCGACGTGCATCACAGGATCCATCTCGGCCGTGAGGACCAGGGCGCCGACAGCCTGATCGAGGCGAAGCAGGGCGCAACCGGCACGCCCGCCTATCGCGGCACCGCGACGGTGGTGTTCGAGCGCCTGCCGGTCGGCGACTACGGCAACCGCCTGCCGCAGCTAGCCTTCGAGGTGTTTCGCCCCGTGGGCGGCGTCGAGGACGAGATCCGCGCCGTCGTCATCATCCCCGGCGCGTCGGAGTTCGCCTATGACCCGCTGCCGGTCTACACTTCCAAGGGGCCGGGCCGCCGCGTCACCGTCAACCGTCATGTCGATGGCGCGCGCACCGACTGGGAAGCCTCGATCGACGATCTGCAGGCGCTCTGCCCGAATCTCGAGCGGGCGGCGCTCGCCGTGTCGTGGTTCGGCGACGATCTCCGCGCCGGCCATTGCACCGTCGCGCCACGCGTCGAGGACTTTTCGACCGTCACCAGCCCGACGAGCTGGCGTGTCGCCGGCTTGAACCGCAGCGCGGCACGCGCCGTGAGCCGGATCGACGACCGGCCGGCCTTCGGCGGCACACCCTCCGACGACAGCGTCATCCGCGCCATCCGCGACCTGAAGGCGCGTGGGCTCGCCGTTACCTTCTATCCGTTCCTGATGATGGACATTCCCGCCGGTAACGCGCTGCCGCATCCCTATTGGGACGCCAACCAGCCGGCCTATCCCTGGCGTGGCGAGATCACCGGCGCGATCGCGCCGGGGCGGCCCGGCACACCGGACAAGACGGCGGCGGCAGCCAGCGAGATCGCCCAATTCGTCGGCACGACGGCGCGGACGGATTTTTCCGTCTCGGGCGGGGCGGTGCATTACTCCGGCCCGGCCGAATGGACCTACCGGCGCATGGTCCTGCACGCCGCCCATCTCTGCAAGGCGGCCGGCGGCGTCGACGCCTTTCTCATCGGCTCGGAGCTGCGCGGCCTGACGACCCTGCGTTCCGGCCCGTCGACCTATCCCTTCGTCGCGGCGCTCAAGGCGCTCGCGGCCGATGTCCGCGCCATCCTGCCCTCGGCGAAGATCACCTATGCGGCCGACTGGAGCGAATATTTCGGCCATCAGCCGGGCGACGGCTCGGGCGACGCTCACTTCCATCTCGATCCGCTCTGGGCGGATGCCGCGATCGACGCGATCGGCATCGACAGCTACGTGCCGCTGTCGGACTGGCGCGACGGCTACGACCATCTCGACGCCCAGACGGCCGAGAGCGGCCGCGACGTCGACTATCTCCGCGCCAACATCGCCGGCGGCGAGGGCTTCGACTGGTACTATGCGAGCGACGCCGACCGGCGGGCGCAGATCCGCTCGCCGATCACCGATGGCGGGGCGGGCAAGCCCTGGGTGTTCCGCTACAAGGACCTCGTCGGCTGGTGGTCGAACCCGCATTTCGACCGGCCGGGCGGCGTCGAGGGCGGGACGCCGACCAGTTGGGTGCCGCAGTCGAAGCCGATCTGGTTCACCGAGATCGGCTGCCCGGCGATCGACAAGGGCGCCAACGAGCCGAACGTCTTTCCGGATCCGAAGGTCGGCGGCTCGCGCCTGCCGCATTTTTCCAATGGCGGCCGCGACGCTCTGATGCAGGAGCGCTTCCTAACCGCCGTGCTCGGTTACTGGGATCCGGCCGCGCCGGATTTCTTGGCGAGCGCGAACCCGCTCTCCCCCGTCTATGGCGGGCGGATGGTCGATCCCCGCCGCACCTATGTCTGGTCCTGGGACGCGCGGCCTTATCCGGCCTTCCCACGGCTCACCGAAATCTGGTCCGATGGCGGCAATTGGGAGACCGGCCATTGGCTGAACGGCCGGCTCGGCAACCTCTCCACCATCCGCCTGGTCGAGCGCATCCTGCGCGACTATCGCTTCCTCGATTTCCGCATCGGCGATCTCGAAGGCGCGGTAGACGGGTTCGTCATCGCCCGCATCGGCTCGGCGCGGCAGGCGTTGCAGGGGCTTTCCGAGGCGCTCGGCTTCGAGGCGGCCGAATCCGGAGCGGTCGTGCGCTTCGTCCGTCGCGGCCTGCCGCGCCTGACGCTTCATCCCGCCGATCTGGTCGAGGAGGGCGAGCAGCCGCTCATTGCCATCCGCCGGGCGCAGGAGACGGAGCTTCCGGCCGAGCTCGCCTTCGGCTTCATCGATGGCGCTAGCGATTACCGCGACCGCGTCGTCGCTTCGCGCCGGCTGGAGGCGGCGGGTGAGAGGCAAGCCGCGCTCTCGACCGGCATCGTCACCGATGACGGCCTGGCAGTGGCGCTCGCCGATCAGCGCCTGCAGGAAATCTGGGACGGCCGCGAGACGGTGTCGCTGGCGCTAACGGATCGCCGCCTCGGCATCGAGCCGGCCGATGTCGTCAGCCTGCTCCGGCCCGAGGGGCGCGTGAGCTTTCGCGTCACCAAGGTCGAGGACGGCCTGGCGCGGCGGATCGAGGGGCGGACGGTCGATCCCTTTGGATCGCCGGCAGCGGCCGGCAACGGCTCGGGCGCGCCGCCGGAATGGTCTGTCGATCCCGGCCCGCCGGACGTCGTCGTGCTCGACCTGCCTTCCTTGACCGGAAACGAGCCAATCGCCGCACGCATCGCGCTGTTCGCCGATCCCTGGCCGGGACCGTTCGGCATCTCGATCGGCTCGCCGGCCGTCGGTTTCCCGCTGCGCCAGATCGTGCCGCAACGCGCCGTAATGGGGACGATCGCGGCGACCGTGCCGCGCGGTCCGGTGGGACGGTGGGACCGCACGACGATGATGGAGGTGGCATTGCCGGTTGGCGCGCTCGCTTCGCTACCGGATGAGGCGGTGCTGAATGGCCGCAACATTGCGGCGGTCGGCCACGAGGCGACTGGCTTCGAGGTCATCCAGTTCCGCTCGGCCGAGCTCGTCGGCGACGGGCTCTGGCGCGTGTCCGGCTTGTTGCGCGGGCAGGGCGGAACCTCGGATCTCGCGGCGCTCGGACATGCGTCTGGTGCCCGCTTCATCCGGATCAACAGCGCGACGCCGCTGCTCGATCTCGACCCGTCCGAGATCGGGCTGGTGCGAACGCTCCGCGCCGGGCCGCTGGCGATCACCTATGACCCCGAGCGGTTCACCACCCTCGACTTCGCGGTCCAGGGCCGCTGGTGGCTACCGTTCGCGCCGGTTCATCTGCGCGGCGATCGCGACTCGGCCGGCAATGTGCATCTTGCCTGGATCCGCCAGACCCGCGTCGACGGCGATGGTTGGGATCAGCCGGAAGTGCCGCTCGGCGAGGCCGTCGAGGCCTATCGCGTCGAGATCCGGGAGGGCGCGACGCTTCGGGGCAGCTTCGATACGGCCGTGCCGCAGCTGAGCCTTTCCGCCGCCACGCTCGCCGGCTTGCTAAGCGCGCCGGGCGTCGATTTCACCGCCCGCGTCCGCCAGCTGAGCGCGACGGCGGGGCCGGGAATTGCAACGGAGATCGTCGTCCATGGCTGACCAGACCGTCCATCTCGCGCTTCCCTATCTGGCGCCGTCGCAGGCGCAGAAGCACGTCACTTACAACGAGGCGCTGCGCCGGCTCGACGGGCTGGTGCAGTTGGCCGTCGAGGCGGCGTCGGCGACCACGCCGCCGGGCGCGCCGGCGGAAGGCGCCCGCTATCTGCTCGGCGCCAGCCCGACCGGCGCCTGGGCCGGGCAGGCCGGGGCGCTTGCCGTGTTCGCGGACGGCAGCTGGTGGTTCGCGACGCCGGAGGTCGGCTGGCTCGCCTATGACAAGGCGACGGAGACCGTGCTGGTCCTGAAGGCGGCCGGCTGGACGGGTGTGTGAGGCCTTTCCGCCTTCGCAGCCGGCCCTCCACCGTCGCCCCAGGGTCCACCGTCATCCTCGCGGAGGCGAGGATCCATGTAACCGAAGCCTCGGGAGCTTCGGAGGTATCTGGCACCTGACCTCCACGAACCCCGCTGAATGGATCCTCGCCTCCGCGAGGAGGACGGAGAGCGTGAGGTGTCCCGCGTGCCCTGAATAACCAAACCCAAAACCTTGGAGAACCATCATGAGCGACCCCTTTGCCGGGGTGGCGTCGGGCCTTTCCGGCCCGGCGACACGCCATTTCGCGGTCACACCGTCCGACACGGTCGATCTCGCCATTCGTCCGCGCGCGCTGGTCTTCCAGACGGACGGCGCCGCGGTCATCCGCGACGAGGCGGGTACGGATCTGACCTATGCCCGCTATGCCGGCGACATTCTGCCGATCCGCGCCGTCCGCGTGCTGTTGACGGGCACGACGGCCACGCTGGTCGGGTGGATCTGATGCGGTTGCCCGATCTCGGCCTGGCGTGGCCCGGCAGCCCGGTCCGGCAGCGTGTTCCCCCCGCCGGCCTCGGCTTTCCGCTCGTCGACTATCCGCTGGCGCTCCGCCAGCGTGGCGACCGCTTCCTGGCCGATTTCGGGCCCGAAGCCTATGCAAGCGCCGCGCTCGCCGGCCCGACCTATCATGTCGACATCGCGACGGGGAACGATACCAATGCCGGCACCAGCTGGGGCACGGCGCTGAAGTCGATCTTCGTCGCCACCCAGCTCGGCAACACCGGCGGCGTGCCCTTCAACGTTCGGGTCAAGGCAGGCGTCTATCCGCGCGCCAACAACTTCACCAACAACGGTCCGATGGTGGTTCCGACCCAGCCGGTGGCCTATCGCGCCGTCGGCGGCCGCGTCACCTGCTGGGCCGGCCATGATCTCGCCTGGCCGGCGACGCCGCACGCCACCTATGGCAATTGCTACGCGGTGGCCCGGTCTACCGTCACGGTCGTGCTTGATCTCGTCGCGCAGAACGCCTTTGGCGATCCGCTCGAACTCATCCGCGTCGCGGATGCCGCCACCTGCAATGCGACACCGGGCTCCTGGGCGCAGGAGAGCGGTACGCTCTATGTGCGACGCGCCGATGGCGCGGTGCCCAGTAGTGCCAACACGCGGGTTCTGATCGTCGTCGACGCTTTCGCACTGGATGCGACAGGAAGGTCCGTCTTTCTTGAAGGATTCGATTTCCAGGGCGGCGCCAATGGCGGAGTGTTCGTGCACGGCACGGCGGCCCGCAATGTGATCCTGGTCGACTGCTCGGCCCGCTACGCCGGCGGGCCTAGCCATGCCGGCGACGGCTTTCGCATCGAGGACAGCGGCGGCATCGCGGCGCTGGTGGGATGCGTCGCCGCGGCGAATGCCAGCGACGGGTTCGACATCCGCTGGTCGCTCGGCGGAACGCCCTCGCTGCGACCGCTGGCGATCGATTGCCAGGGCTATGGCAACGGTCGTCATGCGCATGTCTCGAATAACGGGTTCGCCTGCCATGACAGCCTGTCCGGCATCGTGGTCGGTGGCGACTTTCATGACAATTGCGGCGCCAATCTTCGTGTCGCCGGAGCCGCCAGGCTCTGGTGCCTCGGCACCGTCGCGCAGGCGAGCCTTGGTGATGCGGCGCGTGGCGGCACGGTCCCGTCGATCGATTTCCAGGCGACGGGAACCGCCCAGCTCTGGCTGGAACGGGCGCGTTCGGCCGTCTCGACCTATGCGTTCGCCGCGGCCGATACGGCGGCGATCCGCCTGCGCCAGCATGCCAAGGGGACAGGGCAAGCCGAACTCGCGCCCGGCGGCGCCAGCATCACAGCCTATTGAGACAAGAGCTCCGGAAACAAAGGAGCCCGCCGCTGGGGGGGGGAGCGGCGGGCTTTCCGGTTTGGGGACCGGGGATTGAGACGCTGGGCATCTCGCCAAGACAACACCGCCGTGTGCCGCCGGTTCCCTGCAATTCGCATCCCCTGACGATTTTTTTTCGAAGATGCCGAACGGAGGTCCTCGCATGACCCGAACCAGTCCTGCGGGGCTCGAACAGCTCGTCGCCGAGGAGGGCGAGGTGCTGCGCGCCTATCGCGATGTCGCCGGGGTCTGGACGATCGGCGTCGGATTGACGGCGGCCTCCGGTGTGATCGTGCCGAAGGCCGGCATGACAATCACCCGGGCGCAGAGCCGCGCCTTGCTCGCCGAAGCCCTGACGTCGCGCTATGAGCCGGCGGTCGCGGCCGCCATGCCGGGCGCGCTGGGGCATGAATTCGACGGCGGCGTCTCGTTTCATTTCAACACCGGTGCCATCGCTCGCGCCTCCTGGGTGCGCGCCTGGCACAACTCCGACAGGGCCGCCCTGCGCGCGGGGCTCGCCACCTGGAACAAGGCCGGCGGCCGCGTGGTGGAAGGGCTCAGCCGGCGACGCGCCCGCGAGGCGGATCTGATCCTCGACGGCCGCCGCGACACCGGCGTCGCTTCCTTCGCAACGCTTAGCCGTGGCGACAGCGGCGAACGTGTCGGCGCCTTGCAGGGCGAGCTGATCCGGCTGGGCGTGCTCGCGACCGAGGTTGACGGAAGCTTCGGCGCCGCGACAGAGGCGGCCGTGCGCGCGTTCCAGTCGGCGCATCCACAGCTCACCGTGGACGGCAGGGTCGGCCCGGCGACGCAGGCGCAGATCACCCGGTCGCTCGCCGCCCGTGACGGGCTCGCTGCCACGGCGGCGAGCGGTACGCTGGTGACCGGTGGCGTCGCAACGGCCGGTCACACCGCGCCGGCGGTCCTGTTCGTCGCCGGGCTCCTTTTCGTCGCGCTGGGGGTTCTCGCCTGGCGCTACCGCGACGAGATCCGCGCCATTCTCACGCTGAAGAGGAGACATTGATCATGCCGACCCTCAATCCCTTCGACATTCTGCTCGGCGCCGTCGGTGGCGCCGTCGCACGGATGGTCGGCCGGCCCGACAATCCGCTGACGGCGGAGATGGCGCCGACGATCACGCGCGCGATCGTCGAGGAGATCGCCGCAGACCCCGCCGTGCGCCACGCCGCGAATGCCGAGCCCTGGTACCAGTCGCGCGTCACCTGGGGCGCGATCATCGGGGCGACGGCGCCGGTTCTCGGCCTCGGTCTCGGCCATGCTCCGTCGCCGGGGGACCAGGCGTCGCTGGTCGAGATCGCGGTTGCGGTTGGCTCATTGACGGGGGCGGGACTGGCGCTCTACGGTCGTTGGCGTGCCCGGACGCCACTTCGCCTCAGGTGA